TGGCCGAGTTGTTGACCAAGAACACATGGTTGTAATAAGCAGGGTTCAAATTAGCGTAGAAGTATTTCTTAACCTTTTGATTGCCAAGCGGTATAAATTCTGTACCGTTGAACATCCAAATGTCTCGCGCATCAACACCAAAGACTACGTTATCTACGTTGGCCCAGCAATTTTGATTAAGCAAGCCACGGCCAATGCTGAAAGGTGCGACTGAGAATACTGGCGCTGTTGAGCTTTGATAAGCCAAGGGAGCCATAATGACCGTATCCCAATAGCTACACAAATAGAAGTTAGCACCTAAGTAAAAGCCGTCAATCAAAGGACCACGAACGGCCACTTCTTGCTCGTTAGCCACGTTGGTAATTGTTGGATTCCAAGTTGCTGGCTCACCAGTAATAGCAAACGCTTGCGACCAACGAACAGTAGTTGGATAGTTGGTTACTGTACCGCTCTTGGTTTTAGTAAGGTTACCGGCCACCAAGATGTTCCCCACGTTAGGCGAGGAATAGTTACGCATGAAACCGGCTTGGACGGCGGTTACACCTAATGTTGACTCGTAATTCCAAACATAGTTGTTAGGAGCATGGTCATACAGATAGATTTCAGTCTGCGTAGGACCAAAATACATGGGAGGATTAATGGTGTCGTTTAAAAAGAAAACCTCACCAACCCACGAACCAGTAATATCCAAGGCATCAGAGTAGCCAGACAAAGCTACGTTAGGGTTTGCACCTACTCCTGGCGTAATGTTACTGATGCCAGAAGAGGTAACCATGTACCACTTTCCTTGAGCAGTAGCACAAATATAAACCCATTGATTATTATTACGGAAACCGCCAGCCATATAAATGACAGTACCCGGGATATTAGATAGCACATTAACTTCACCATCTACGTTTTTTACCCCACGCACGTCTGACTCAACATTTAGCCCGATGTTGTACTCATTCGGACCAAGAGCATTACTTGGCACATCTGGCGTAAAGCTCATGTTTACGAATGGCGTACGGACACGGGAATAGTCACTCATTTAAGTTACCATTTTTTCTAAATTATTGATAAGTCTAGTATCAGTTGGGTTAAATTCTAAAGCCTTTTTGCACAATTCAATAGCTTCGTCCTTCATCCCCATATTCCAAGCAGCTATGCTCGCAAGGTCATAAGGCTTCTCAGTCCATACGCTAGGATCAGCGGTATAGACTTCTTCCTTATTGGTGATATTCAATGCTTGTTTAGCGGCTGTATAGCACTCTAGCCACATCCCATTTATATAAGAAAACAAGGATAAATCTACCCAAGGTTCACGGGTAATTGGCGCTTCAGCACAAGCTAATCTATACCATTTTAACGCAGCCCAATAGTCATTCGTTTCTTGATACGATTTACCAAGTAAACGCATTGCATAACACCGCTCATTCTGCCAAGTAGCTTGTGGCATCTCAAGGTAAGAATGTAGGGCTTTTATAGCCTCATCCCAGCGGTTATAAAAAGTTAGCTCTCTAGCGTAATAAAAGGCGTTACGAGGGCAAGTAGAGTCTTCTTTTACCGACAATTCCAATAGTGGCATATATTGACCACGAGACTTGCTAGGATCAGGATGATGGCTGACCAAAAGCATATCGGTGTGGGCATAAACCTCATTAATTCGTTGGTCGAATCGAGGATATTCATGTACTGGATGCCACCAGAAGTAACCGTGTCTAGCAAAAATCTTCTCATAGTAAAAGGAAATGCCGCAGCCCCAATCAAACTTGTAGCGTAGGCGAGTCGTACCTTCTACCCATACACGCTCGATCTCTTCACGCCACCCAGGTTCTAGCATTTCATCAAGGTCAAGGCTGATAACAACGTCAATATCTTTAGGAAGCAGAGCAAGAGCAGCATTTCGAGCATGGTCAAAGCGCCAAGGCGTTATGCAAATTTCATGCACTACAGCACCACACTCACGGGCCAATGAAGCGGTGTTATCTGTGCTTCCAGTATCAGCAATACAGATCAAATCTGCATCTTTTGCTGATTCACAGAAACGCTTTACAAAACCTTCTTCATTTTTTGATATAGCCGAAACAGCTATCTTCATTCTTTGACCTCAACGGTCTCAACGGGGGCCACGGTAGCAGCAGGGGAGCCGGTGATAATTTGCTTTTGAGCTACAGCTTGCTCTTGTACCTTTTGTGATACAGCAGCAATTTTGCTAGGCATCATGCCCAAAGATTGAAGGATAAGAACAACTTCGTCTTCGTTCAAATTCAAATTAAACATACTATTCCTTTAAATAAAACCTAGCTTATTATGCCATCAAGTAGACCAAGGTAAAGGTGTAACGCTAGGGGTTACAGGCGGGTTCAGAATCAAATTGATTTGAGCATCCAGCCCACTCTCAGTATTTGCTACTAAGTTAGGCATGGCTTGAATCCAACCAAGCACCTGTTGCTCTGTAAGTTGAGAGTAAGGTGTAGGGTTTGTTGTCGTATCAATAGAAAAATTAGCTGACGTATTGATAGATGCAATAGTTGGCGGTGTCAGATTGTTGTTGGCGCTAACAACATACTGAACATTTACAACATAGTTGTTAATAGGCGCTGGCGGTGATGGCAGCGTGGACATTGATTTAATTGTCCAGGTGTATGTATTAGCCATTTGTAGTAGGTTCAGTAGGCCAAGTCATATCCCAAGGAAAGCCAGCTTCTTTAGGCAAGTCACGCAAGGCTTGACGGTATGTTGCCCATGCCGCTTTATCTACTGGCGCATCAGCAACTTGTGTCCAATCGCATTTAGACAGCTTATCGTCACGTTGTTGGCGTACCGATGTTGCTTGGGCTGCATCAATTGCTGCCTTGGCTTCATCATCCATATCGGCAACAGAATACTTGGTAAACCATTGACCGCCGATTTCTTGGACACCATCACGGTATGCCACTTGATAGCGTGTAGGCGTGGCTTGTGGGCCTTCCAGAACAGGGTCAACCCCAATAGCTTCCATGACTTCAACAGTCAGTTGAGCGTAAGAAGGGCCGTTGTTTGCTGCCAAGTAAGAGCGCAGTTCGCTCTCAAACATAACTTGACCTGTTGATTTCAGTCGTAATTCCATGATTTGTCCTTATGCGATTGCGAGGTTGTTTCCGTAACTAAAACCAAACTTTTGATGACGTGCCCGCCATTCAATTGTTGGCTTTTTTATTCCCGTAGCTTCAGCAGCCGCTTTTGCTGTTGGAAAGAATCCTTGTGGAGTTGTTACTCCCATAGCTTTGTAATGATTTGCGCCGCCAGTTGCCGCGCTAATTTTAGCTTTTACTTCTGGTCTGTGCATTGGGTTTTTATCTCCACGCGACCATTCATGAGGCTTACCTTTATTTGCTTGTGAAATTTTGTCACGCACTTCTTGCGTCATTTCTTTTCCAAGATTGCCAGCTTTAACATTTTCCCGACCAGTTCCAATAAACACATTTCCAACCTCATACGGCCCAACATCGCCGTTTCTGCACATACAAAACTTGTTTGCACCGCGTCCTCGTTGTTCTATTTTTCCTGAAGCCATCCAAATTTCCATCCATTGCTCAAACGTCAACAAGAAAGAAATCCCTCTTGTTTTTGCATTTGATTTTTGAGCTTTGTACACTTTTAAAAATTTGGTTGATTGAACGTTGGAATACATGGCAACCCCTTTGTTAAGTTATTGCCAAGTATACCATATTACGCTATGGAAAGATAGATGTACGTTGCGCCGCTGGTGTTGATTGCCGCCAAAACAGCAGCATTGACTGCAAAACCTGTGGTTACTGTGGTCACAGAACCAAGTGTAGCGGTTTGAGCCGCTGTGCTGTTAAGCAGCAAATACGGGTCAGTCGATGTAGTCATGCCACGGGCTGTATCGTAGACGTACCAATTGCCAGTACTATCGGTGCGCTTGATAAGCACAAACCGAGCGCCAGCAGCAAAACCACAGTTAATAGTCTGTGTTGAGCCGTTGCCTGTGTATGTTCCAACTTTGGAAACACCTGAACAGGTTGCAAAGAGATATGCAACATAATTATTGCCAGCAGTGCCAGTTGCTCCATATTGTCCAAACGTCAAAGTTGTTGATGTTGGAGCAACAGAATTCCACCAAACATTACCAAATGATTGCTGTGCATCGTTGGTATTTAGGTACAACCCTTTTGTTGCGCCAAGACTTGAAACATATACAGGCCAATAAACAGCAGCATCTCTGTTTTTTACAATCATCAACTCAGGCGCAACGCCAAGATTATGTGATTGCGTTTGTCCTAAAACGCCCGTCCCTGTATAGCAAACCACATCAAAGAAGCCGGGGGCGCGTCTGAAATTCCAAAAAGTAGTTCCGCTTGCGCCATTCCAATTATCAACAATACCTGTGTTGTTGTCTAAACCAATTCCAGCACCTGTTGTACTTGACTCTGCATCAGTAGCATTTGTGTTAACCCAAACAGTCGCACTTGTTGAACTACCCCGCAATCTGTCCATCACATTTCGGTCTGATATGGTTGATGGGTCAGTAGTAATGCTTAAATCAACAGGAAACCCTGTTGTTAATGTTTGAGGAATAGCAGTACTTGGGTCACGGCTTGTTGTAAAAACTTTAGTCGCATCCGTAGGCACAGCCATTGGGCCTCTGCGTATGGCTATGTAGATAAAACTATCACCAGAATTAAAACTTGTTCCATTAAAACCAGTTGCTGTTGGTTGGGTTACTCCACCAGTAGTGGTTCCTTCTGCTTGTGATGTATTTGGCCTTAAAAAATTACAAGGTTGGGGTAATGTTGGATTGCCACGCATAGTATCAACTATTAACCAATTGCTACTATTGCTTATATCTTTAATTAAAACCCATTGTGGTTCCCACCCTAAAGTAACTGATACATTACCACTTCCATCAGCAGTAAAAGACCCACAACTAATAATATCTTGTGTTCCTGTTAATCCAAAACCACCTGTGCCACCTGCGCCAAATATATATGCAATGTAAGAACCGCCTGAAGCGTTTACATCTGTTGATGTTCCAACAGTAAAATTAGTTGTTGTGGGTGCAGTATTATTCCAATATGTTGAATCAGATGTTTCAGTATTACTAGATTGAAGCCACAAATAATATTGTTCAGGTGTTGTACCGCCATTTAATCCATTGTGATAAACGGCCCAAACTCCTGTTGTATCTGTTCGTTTAACAATAATACAACCTGGTGTTGAACCTAAATTATGAGCAATAGTTCTACCAGCAGTACCATTACCCGTATAAGTCACGACATCAAAGAACTTTGGCTGCTTACGGAATGTCCAAGAAACATAATTGTCTCCTATATTTCCATTTGCCCCACCCCATCCATTATCTACACCTAATGAAAAACCATTTGTATTAAAACTTGTAACTGTATCAGTAGATGTGTATTGTGGAGTTGTATCTGTTGTATATAAAAATTTTGTTCTCCCCCTTACTGTATCAAAAAGTCCATGCCTAAAAACACTTGTTCTATCTTTAAACCAAATTAAACCACCATAATCTGCCAAATCAATACCATTATTAATGGATTGAGCAGCATTAGTACCCGTATACAAATAGGTACTGAACACATTTTCTATGTAAGTAGGAACAACGGCTTTACCACCGCCATACGCATCTTGCGTGTCATTACCTGAGGTTTGTTGCAATGGCATCGCTATTCCTTATTTGTATTGTGTCAGGCTTGCGAGTACGGTATAAGATGCAGACCCAACTTTAACGACA